TTAGAAAAGCAATGCAAGAAATTAAAGGTCAGGCACAAGACCTAAGAAAAGAAGTGCAAGAAATTAAAAATAATAAATAATAATTAAAAGGAGAAAAAGATGGCAATAGATTTAGATGCAATCAGACGTAAGTTAAATAACTTACAATCACAAACAGGTAGACAAGACAATCTATGGAAACCTGAACCAGGTAAGCAAATTATTAGAATAGTACCTTATCAACATAATAAGGAAAATCCGTTTAATGAAATGTATTTTCATTATGATTTAGGTAAAAGAAACTATTTATCACCAGTAACGTATGGTGAAGCTGACCCTGTTGAAGAGTTCGCTCAAAAACTTAGAGCAACTGGAAAATCAGATGACTTCAAATTAGCTAAGAAACTTACACCAAAAATGCGTGTATATGTTCCTGTACTAGTAAGAGGTAAAGAATCAGAAGGTGTTAAGCTTTGGGGATTTGGTAAACAAGTATATACTGAATTATTAGGATTTATAGCTGACCCAGACTATGGTGACATCACAGATGTAAAAGCTGGAAGAGATGTTTTAGTTGAGTTTACACCAGCAGAAGGAGTAGGGCAGTTTCCAAAAACTACTATTCGTGTTAAGCCAAATCAGACAGCGGCAACGGAAGATTCTAATGTTGCAGAAAAAATTGTAAATGGTCAAAAAGATATTTATGATATTTTCAAAAAACAATCTTATGATGATTTGAAAGCTGTACTTGAAGAATGGTTAAATCCAGATGGCGAAGAAGAAAAAGAAGTAGCTACATCAACTTCTACAGGCACACAACAGACTGAGAATATTGAATCTGCATTTGACGAATTATTTAATGAGTAAGGAATAATTATGGCAAAGACAAAAACAAAAAGAGATGAATTGGCTAATGTATTAGCATCATCATTAAATAAGCAATTTAAAGGTATGAAAGTAGCTTATTTTTTAGATGGTACTGAAGATACACCAACTGATTTAACAGAATGGGTAAGTACTGGTTCATCTTTACTTGACTTAGCTATATCAAATAGACCAAATGGTGGTTTGCCAGTAGGCAGAATTACTGAAATTACTGGGATGGAAGCTTCTGGTAAATCACTCTTGGCAGCTCATGCATTAGCTAATACTCAAAAGAAAGGTGGGCTAGCTGTTTACATTGATACAGAAAATGCTTGCAATGAAGATTTTCTTGAAGCAATAGGTATTGATATTTCTAAAATGTTATATATTCAATTGGAAACTGTTGAAGATATTTTTGAAGTAATAGAAAATATTATTGTTAAAGTTAAAGAATCGAACAAAAATAGATTAGTTTCTATAGTGGTAGATTCAGTAGCAGGAGCCACAACAAAAATTGAACAATCTCAAGATTATGATAAAGAAGGTTGGGCAACTAGCAAGGCAATTGTACTTTCAAAAGCAATGAGAAAAATAACACAACTTGTTGGTAGAGAAAGAATTTGCTTGATATTTACAAATCAGCTTAGGCAGAAATTAGGAGTTATGTTTGGAGACCCTTGGACAACAAGTGGAGGAAAAGCAATCCAGTTTCATGCGTCATGTAGATTGAGATTAAAAGCAGCAGGTCAAATTAAAGCAAAGATTCAAGGCAAAGAACAAACTATAGGTATTAAAACAAAATGCATTGTTGTAAAGAATAGAATGGGTCCTCCATTACGAACAGCAGAATTTAACATCTTTTTCGAATCAGGAATTGATGATACAGGAAGTTGGCTTCAAGTAATGAAAGATTATAATTTATTGAAACAAGGTGGAAGTTGGTATACTTATACTTGTGATATTACAGGTGAGGATATTAAATTCTTATCTAAAGATTTTGAAAATAAAATACTTTCAAACCCAGAAAGAAAAGAATATATTTATAATAAGATTTGTGAAACATTAGTAATGGCATACAAAACTGATAGTATTGGTATTGATGATATCGAAATTGGTGATGATGATGTGCCAACAGGTTAACAGTTCTGATGCGTGGCGGAATGATAGTTGACATGTATATAAAACATGAAAATACTATCTTGGAGAGACGCACCTCAAAGATTACGTGTAATCAAAGAGGCTAATCGAGGCAGTAACGCTGTCCTCAAGTTTCTAAAGAGTACAGAAACTTATAAGGCTTTTTTTAAGTTTTTAGCCTACAAAATGGTACTTGAAAAACTGCAGGTTCGAACCCTGCCGCATCGTAAGGAACTGTTATATAATTAAATTAAAAGGAGAAAAGGTTATGTATTATTTAGTAAGAGTAAAAGTTGCAAATGATAATGGTAAAAGAATCAAATGGCAGAAGGAAGCTTATTTAGTTTCAGCAGTATCAGTTACAGATGCAGAAGCAATAGTTAACAAAGATTTTGAAAATGACTCAGTAGAATTTGAAGTTGTTGAAGTAAAAAAATCTGATGTAATCAAGGTGTTATAATAATACCTTTGTTCTGTGAAAAAAGGCCACCTTCCCGTGGTACAGAATGTTAAGAGTTAAAAATCCTCATTTATAGATTCGATTAATTTAACCAACCAAGAGCCTTTATTTTTAAAACAATTAAAATTTATATATTATGAAAAGATTAACAGTACATTTAGCAGAAGTAAAAAAAGTTCAAATAGAAACTGATAGATATGTGTATCAGCACAAAGGAAAAATCTATAAAGATTCTAATGAAGCTCCTAATGAAGCAGAAAAAATTAAGGAGAAAAAAACAATTTTAAAAAATACAATAACTGTAAGAGATTTATTAACAGAAACAGATGTAAATCGTGCACTTTCTAAAATTAAAGAAAAACATACAGTTGCAGTATATACTGGTAGACCTAAAGCAAATGGCAGAAAAAGTGAATGGAAACCAGGCGAAGAAATGATTCATACAGCATGGCAGAATTAAGAGAATTAAGCTGTATATTTATATATGATTAACGTACTATGTGGGCGTTTAACATTAAAATTATTTAAGGAGATTTATTATGACAAGACACTTATTAGGTGAGAGACTTCTCTCCACCGATTTATTATTCAAAAACTTTTTCGATACAAATGTAGGATTCGGTTCCTTTGTGGAATCAAAACCTGATTATCCAGTAGATGTATTTACAAAAAACGATACACTCTGCTTTGATATTGCTTGTGTTGGACTAGAAAAAGACGACATTAAGGTTTCAGTCGAAGGCAATACTTTAAAGATTGCTTACAGTAAACCAAACATAGATGCTAACCCATCTGATGAAGAAGCTCCAAGTTTTATGCATAGAGGTATAGCAAGGAGAAGTTTTGATATGGGATGGAAAGTTAGCCCTGATTTTGATTTATCAAAATTGGATGCAACAATGAAAAATGGTTTGTTACAAATTACAGTACCAAAATCAGAAAACGCGAAAGCGAAGTTTATAGAAATAAATTAAAAACTTGCCCACTTAGTACGTTTTTTATTTCTATATATCAAAAATTTTTGTTATATTTAATACATGAAGAAAAGTTATATAGATATCCTGAAAAACCTTAAAGAAGGTAATTCAGCAAAACAATTACCAAATGATAGAATATTGTTAATTGACGGATTAAATACTTTTATTAGAGCATTCGCTGTTAATCCAAGTACAAATGATGATGGTGTACATATTGGAGGGATGACGGGTTTTCTGCATTCTATAGGTTATGCAATCAAAAACATTAAACCTACACGGGTTATTATATGTTTTGATGGAAAAGGTGGTTCTGCCAAACGGAGAAAACTATTCCCCGATTATAAGGCAAACAGAAAAGTTAGAAAGCGGTTAACCCGTCTCAATTCCTTCAATAATCAAGAAGACGAAAGAATTGCAATGTCTCAACAAATACAGAGACTTGTTCAATATCTTGATATATTACCAATTACAACATTAGCTCCAGAGAATATAGAAGCAGATGATTCAATGGCATATATTTCTCAGCAAGTATATCCTGCAAGTCAATTTTTTATAATGTCAACTGATAAAGATTTTTTACAACTGGTAGATAATAGAGTTCAAATTTGGTCTCCAACAAAGAAAAAGTATTATTTCAAAGATACTGTAATGGAAGATTTTAGTGTACCTGCACATAACTTTCTTTTATATAGAACATTAACAGGCGACAATTCAGATAATATACCAGGAATAAAAGGCGTTGGTGTAAAAACTCTTGCAAAGAGACTTCCTATATTATTTGAGGATAGAAAAATAACAATCAAGCAAATTTTAGATTATACAAAAAATTCAGACGACACATCAAAAATTATAAAAACAATTTCTGAAAGTGAAGAGTTAATGAGAATGAATTATAAATTAATGCAATTAGTAGATGTAGATATATCAGGTACAATAAAATCATTAATTATTGATGCTGTAAGAAAACCAGTAAATAGATTAGTAAAATATAAATTTCAAACAATGATGTTGGAAGATAAATTAAATGCAGCAATTAAAAATCCAGATTTTTGGTTAAAGAATTGTTTTTCACATTTAGACGCAATGGCAGCAAAGAGTTATGAACGATAGATTAAGTGAATTTGGATATACATTTCAAATAAAAATTATAACATGTCTTATTAAAGACAAACAATTTTTACAGCAAATAAATGATATTCTTAAAGAATCATATTTTGAAAATGAATCAAATCAATTTTTGGTTTCCACAATCAAAGATTATTTTATAAAATATAAATCACAACCAACAGCGGAAGTATTAAAAGTAAAAATATCTGAAATAACAGATGAGGTACTTAAAAAAAGTATAGTATCAAATGTTAAAGATGCTTATAGATATCTTGATTCTGCTGATTTAGAT